CCGCTTCCGCGACTGGATGAAGACTTGCGGTCAGCAAACAGAGGCATACGCGGGTCATTGTTTCTCATGAAGTGGTTGTCCACTGAGTCCATCTGGTTCTGCGCTTGCGTGTCGTAATACTCTTTCATGGCCATGAGTTTTTCGGTTTGGATTTTGCAAAGCATTAATCCACCAATCTCCACATTACCATTTGCATTACCTTCAAGCATCAGTTCTGGATGGTCTGCTGCCTTCACTGGAACCCAGCCATCCCGCATCTTGCTAGACACATTGGTTGGCATTGATTGTCCCAAGACATGAGTCGCTATGTAGCGATACTCCCATCCGGGTTCAGGGGTAGGATCGGGCAACGCGCTCGAAGGTTTATAAACGTATCGAGTGCTTTTTTCGCGTGACACATTGTCACGGGGGTTACGGTTTTCAGCCATTTTGATTCTCCAATTTTAAAACTTCTGCGACGTATTTCTTAGGGTCAAGGTTGTACTTTTTAATCAACGCTGCTTGTGACGGCGTTAATTGCACTTTCCTTGTTCCTGTGGAACGTGATGCAGGGGCCACCACGGATGATGGACGCCTTGGAGTCTCACTCGACTTAGGCCTTTCGTCGTTTCCACCGAAAACTTCAGGGAACTTCGATTTCACGCGAGCATCAATTTGCTCGAAATATTCGTCTTGGCGGGGATCAACCCCGGAGTTGACTAGTTTTTGATGCAGCCCTAGCGCAAAGCTGGTAACTTCTTCAAACCCATCAGAACCGAACCACTGGTTTTTTGCCTGCCAGCGCAGGGTTTTTTCGTCCGGTTGAACAGATTGGGCCTGTTGTTGTCGAGGTTGTACCTCAATTTCTTCCACTTGTAAAGGGGGTGGGCGAAAATTCTGTGCCTGTTGTAATTTTGACTTAGCGTCAAACAACGCTTCCTGAGCCGCAATGATGGCATCGGTGTCAAATGACTCCTGTGCCGCCTTGTAGTCCCGACGGGCTTTTTCCATTTCCGCCTCGGCAGCAGTTTTGGCCATAGCCCCGTACTGCTCAGTACCATTATTGACGTACTGTTTGAGCTTCTTATTCTCTTCGACGTAATGCTGTGCAAGACGCTCAAGTTCTTGCTTTTCTCTTAAAAGAGTTTCTTTGGCACGGCGCTCGTCGTGACGCGCGTGGGTCAACTCCTTGATGCGATCTTGCGCCCCTCTTGTGTAGGACTCAATCTCTTCATCAGTGGGGTCTTCCACTTCTCTGTTTAGTGGCTTACGGCCACGATCTTGTACAGGTGTGTCATCAACAATCTCAATTTCAACATCATCTTCAGTGGAGATGTCCACTGTTTGCTTTTTGTCGTCATCAAGTTCGTCGGGGAACTTATATTGCTCTGCCATTTCTGCTCCTTTAAGCGCGGGTTAGCCCACGAGGGTCTTGCACAACAGCGTCCACTTGGTCATCATTGATGAGCCGGAACTCTTTGCCGAAAATCTTGAAGCGCGTACCAGAATAAGTACGGACAAGGACGAAATCTCCTTCTTTGCACCACGCGCCTGTGGGGAATTTAGTCTGATCTTTATACGCATCAGGGCCAACTTTCATCACAAACAGCACGGTGGTCGCGCTTTCTTCTTGTCGCATAGTGCTTGTGTCGCGTACAAGATCAAGCTCAGTGCCATCAATCTTTTCAGAGACTGGGGGCACAGCACACAAGATGCGCCAGCCTGAAGGCTCTGGCAACATAGTGGCTTTTTCTTCGTTGGATGCGTCGTTTGCTGGCGCATCGACGGGCTGAATTACTTCAGGCAGGGCGTATTGCCCCGGTTCTAGAACGAGTTCACTCATCTGAATTTTCAACTTTCTGTGCAAGGTCAAGTAGATAACGCTCTGCGAGGGCTAGACCCTGAATAATCCCGCAGAGTTTTTGGTACTCTTCAAAATTGCGACATGCCCCACCAGCGCAGTCATCTGCGTAGTTGTTCATATCGGTGCGTAATTTTTCGCGCAATACGCGTGCGAATTCTTGAATCATTTGGTTACCCCTTTAGTCGGTTTTGCGAAGCAGCTTGTCCGGCTTTAAAGCCTTCAAGTTCCATTTTTCCGCTGAACTCTTCTTTGCTTTTCTGCAAATTAGAAGACGCTTTGAATCCTTCAAGCTCCAGCTTAGCGTCAGACTTTTCTTTGTCCAACATAAGGCGTTGTTGCTCAAGTTGCAACTTACCTTGAATCTCTTCTTGCTTCATTTGCAGTTCTTGTTGTTTAAGTTGAAGCTCTTGTTGCTGCATCTGCAATATCGGATCTTGAGCTTGTTGCTGCGCTTGCTGTTGGGCTTGTTGCGTCTGGCTTTGTTGCACCACTTGTTGTGATGCTTGAGCCAACAGACTAGCCAATGCGTACTCTGCTTGAGGAGGTAGTTTTGCATCTTGTTGTGGCAGTGCCGCACCCAACTGCTCTTCAACTTTACGTCGATATTCAAAACCAATGTGCTCGGCAATATGCGCCATGAGAGCGCCTTGAATCTGCTGCGCTTTAGGGTTTTGACCAAGCATCTGCGCAATTGTTGGGTCTTGTATAAGAGCCATATGAACTTGTATATGAGCCTGATGGTCTTGATAGAAGAAAGCTTTGGTAGGTTCGCCCTTAATAATGCCCATGTTTTCAGACACAGGGTCTTTGGGTTTCTGGTCGTCTGGCAGAGGCACGAGCTTGTCTGCATTCTTAATACCTAAAACCTCCAACATGTTGCGGTGCAACTGTGGCAAGTCATAAATATCTGGAGCCATCTGCGCCATCTGGATGACGGCTTGGTACTGCACAACCCGCTGGCTCATTGTTGCCGCGTTAGGGTCGCTCACAGGAATGATGTCGATGTGGTCGTAGTCTGACTGCTTGGCCCTGCGTGGGGCATCTTCTGGATCGTAGTCGTACTTTGGCTCGGTGTAGTCGCGGATGATCGCGGCCAACAGGCGCAACTCTTGCTTAAAGGTGTAATGCAGACGGGCTTGAACCGCAGACATAACCTTAAGCTGGCGCTCCAAGAGAGCCAGTGTCGTGCCCACAGGAGCCTGCGCGGACATGTCCGACACGTTCATATCTGCGGTTGCAGCAAACCTACGGCCTTCCTCCACAATTTTGTCCATCAGTCCAGACAGGACAATGCTGGGTTCTTTATAAGGTAGGGGCAGGATGCTGTCGCGCAGTGCCCCAGAAGCAATGTCTACGTCTCGCCATTCTCCGGGAGCGATGGGGGTGTCGTCTCCCTTAATGCGCATTCCGCGAGTCTTAAGACCTCCGGGTAAGTTAGAAAGCGTCCCAGCATCGACAAGCTGACGCATGATACTTGTGGCTGACCTAGCGTATCCGCCGATGAGGTGGAAGAGTCCGAAGCCATAGGCTCCAAAGCCGGGGATGTACTGGTAGTGAACAAAGTGCTGGCGCTTGAGTCTGAGGGGGTCATCTTGGTTCCAGTTCCGCCGAATTGACAGGACATCATTGCTTCCTTTTATTAGGGTAAATACGTATGGCAACATCACGCCGGTAGGTTCACCGTCGTCATCTTTGTCTTCATCACCCTCCAACACCAAGTCAACATGGCACTCATACAGGGTGTAGCGCTCGTCGTTCAGGTCAGAAAAGCCAGTCTCTTTGTCCTTGGCTTGCTTGATGTTGTCTTGTTCTTTGCTGGGGTCAGGCAACTCAATGTCGCGGTAAAAGCCTGCCTGCTGGAGCTTGATGATCTCATTCTTAGTCTTGCGCATGACGTGCGTCAGGCGGTAGCAAGTGTCTAAGTCGGTTGTTCCGTAGGGCAGAATAATGTCTTCTGCCGGTATAAATATAGATACTTGACGTCCCAGATTGGGATCAAAATAAACTTTCTTAAACGCCGAACCTGTAGCCGGGAGGCTCCACAACATGCGCTCATGCTCGGGGCGGAACTCACGCATGACCTCAGTCAACTCGTAGTTCATGTCGGCCTCGACACGCACCGCGGCCTCTTGTTTCTCAGGAGTTTCTTTACCTAAAATTTTTGTACGCACAGGCCCTTGGGCTGGGAACTGCTCAGTAATTGTCTCAGACTGGAACCTTACAACTGCTTCTGTAATCATGGGGTGGAACACACCACAAGCGCCGTTCCAAGGTTCTGTGCGCTCCTCGTACTGCAAGCCGAGGAGTTTGAGTCCCTCGGTGTAGGCTTTCTCCCAGTCTTTGCGTGAGCCTTTATCTTGCTCAACGTCTCCGGCCAAATCTTCTGCCAGTGCAGATATCGCACCATCGTCCATGTCCTCGGCCAAGTTCACACCGAAGTCATCATCTTCACCGGGCATCATGCTGATCTCTAAGTCACCGATGCTGATGTTGACAGCTTCAGGATCAATAATCTCAATTTCAATCGGCTCTTCATCTTGCGCCAACTCCTCCATGCCTTGGGGTTGCTGGTACAGTGCTTTATCTATATTGGTTGCCATTTTTTACCTCAGTAGTACGCCGCAGAGCGACGTTTGAAAAATTGTGGTTCATCTGGCTCATCCGTGTCTAGCGTGATGAAGCCGCCTTGTCTGAAGCGAAGCAGTGCTTGGCTGGTCGTGTCCACATAGTCATCGTGTTCACCAACTGGGAAGGCAGCAACCTCCTCAATCACTTCACGCGCCCAGCGTGTGTCAGGTGCCCACACCATACCCGAAGAGAACAAATCCGCTATGGCTTGCACACGCACCATCTTATCGTTTCCACGGCTCGGTGTAAATTCTTGTACAGGTATACCCATCGCCCGAAGCTCTTGTATCAAAGGCCCACCTGCTGCCTTTTTCTCCACAATGAATGCGTCAGGTTGCCATTCTTTCCAATGCTTGAAGGCACACTGTTTGAGTTCTGGAAATGCGATTCGGTCTTTGAAAGCGTCGAGGAGAATAAGCTGGGGCTTGTCGTTTTCTTCCTCGTTGTACCAGACCCCCCAAGTAGTACAGGCAGAGTAGTCGGATGTGGTTTTGGTTTCATGCGCCGTATCCCAAGACTGAATTATGTACTCACAAGGTGGTGGGTCATCGTTGGGCCAAATGCGCCAGTGCTTCCTTGAGATGATAGCCGCCGTGTCACTGGTCGGCTGCTGCATGTACTGCGCGTTCCAGTAGCGGGGATCCATTGAGGACTTGGCAGACTTCAACGCCTCCAGCGGCCACTGCTCCGGCCAGAGAGACTTCTCGTTCTCCGTGTCCTCGTTCAGTATGGCAGGAAGCTCCACAATCTCCCAGCGTGGGCTGTCGGGGTTACTTACCTGATACTGTATGAGTCTGCCAGTCAAGTCCAACGGCCCCCAGCGCGTCATGATAACTATGATAGCCCCGCCCGGCATCAAGCGTTGTAACGGGCCTGTTTGAAACCAACTCCACGCTGTATCAAACGCCAGACGACTGTTTGCTTTTACGTCTTGTTCTGAGTGTGGGTCGTCAATAACAAAGAGATCAGCGCCGCGACCGGCAAGAGCACCACCAACACCAGCGGCGTAGTACTGGCCTCCGGCGGCTGTTGACCATTTACCTGCGGCCTTCTGGTCGTCTGCAACAAGTGTGTGAGGAAATAGCTCGTGGTATTGCTCATCGTCCAGTAAGTTACGAACCCGCCGTCCAAAATCTTCAGACAGCGACGCAGTGTGCGTCCCCATGATGATCTTCTTGTTAGGGTAATTACCTAGAAAGAACGCGGGGAACAGATAAGACGAAAACTCAGACTTACCCATACGGGGCGCAATGTTGATGATTACGCGTTTCTTCTTGCCTTCAATCACATCTTGGAATATCTTGGCCAGCTTCCTATGGTGGGGCCCTACCTTGAACCCGGGGTATACATACTTGGCAAACTCAATCATGTTTGTACGACCAGCGTTGACGCTGTAGCGTTTCTCGCGCTCTTCCAGCATATCCATGAGCTCCACCTTCTCCGCCAAATTCAAGGTGGGGAGAGCTTTCTGGATAGCCTGAATCTCAGTCGGACTCAGTGTCAGGTCGTTCAGTTTCATTTATCTCGATGTCTTCTACGATCTCAGCGTCTTGCACGCCCATGAACTTGGCCAGCTTGTCTTTAAGCTTGCGGTCAATTTCCTCATCCGTAAGGTCGGTCTTCTTGACTTCAATCTTGTCTGTAAATAAACCCACCTCTGTAACCTTGCCCAACAATCCCAACGCTTTTAGTCGGATATTGGCATTGGGGGACTGGGTTTCTTCAAAGAGTTTTGCCACGGTGTACCCGCGCAACTCCTTGGCCATCTCCACAAATTCCCAGTCATAGGCTGTCAACATGCCAGTAATGTGGCGCACCGCCTCGGGGGTTTTAAGTTGCAGCAACTTGGCCTTTTGTTCTGCGTCCCCCACGTTTGTGGTGATGACGTTAAATGCTTCACGGGCGGCAGTAGTTTGCGCTTCCCTACTTACTTTTTCGTCAGCGGTAACGCCGAGTTCTTTAAGCCACTCTGTAGTAGCAACTTGCGCAGACAGCAGTTCTCCAGACGACAAATCGTCCAGTTCCCTGAAATCCTCCAGACTGGTGATGTCTGGCTCAAATTGCACCAAATGTTCTAACATGCGCGGCCCTTGCAACCTCGATGACCGGAGTGTATACTATTTCTTAAGTGATGTGGCAAGCAGTTGCCAGTTGCTTCTCCTAGACTGTAAAGTCTCTTCAGCCCCCCGATGCAAGTTGGGGGGTTTTTTTGTGGTGCAGTGTCCAAAGTTTGACATAGGTTATTTGAAATTTTTATAAAATTTATGGGGGGTACTTGATACTTAAAAACCGGTATTGGATACTTAAATAACTTAAGTATTACTGAAATGCGCAGTATGGCTGGGGAATAGTGTTCACGGGACAACGCCGCCACGCTGCCTATACGGGGGGATGGGGGTATGGTGGGGTCTAAGGTATTCA